AGCTTTACTTGACACACACGGAACATATACATCGTATCTGTCTGCTAACCATTGCTCAATAGTGAGAAAGTAAACTGAAAGATTTACACAACACAGGATCGGAAAAGATCCTGGATGGCCCATTAACTGGCCTTCTGTGTTTTTCTTCAATTCACCCATCTCCTCTACTGGGGTTTCGGTAGCATTTCGCAAATTAGCATCGACAGCATCTGGCAGGCCCGGAGGGTTTTTAGTTCCCTCACCTGCTGCAAATGCGTCACGATAGTTTTGCAATGTCAATTTTGCTTTCGCCACTTCCTTCCCGTAGCATAAACTTACGGGTTCAAAGGACCTCTTCAATAAGGAAATCCCTTGAAAATCCAAGTCTCTCAATGCAGCCTCCGTGCACTTACTTTTCATTAAGTCGGTCGCCGCCTCAAAATCTACTGACGCAATAATGGGCTTGCTGTCAGGACCCAACCACTCTTTGATTGTTGTGTAGATTCCATTTACACGATCGGTGAGGTCTTCAGTTTTAAAAGTTGAAGCGTAATGACGCTTCCAAGAACTTAGAAAATGACCTTGAACTGGCTGGATCGCGGTATACATAAATCCATCACCCTTTAAAATAATTCTTATCTTTCCCGGTTCATAAATGGGAACGATCTGAATCAAGGGTGCATGAAATTTTGCATCATCCACGCTACCACGCGCAACACCTATCTGTGCTCTACATTCCTCAATGACCCCATTGCGGTAATCATCGACACAGTCCGTCAAACTCCTACCAATTGGAATTTGAACTGTGACCACGCGACCTTTGGTCTCGGTAACCGTTCGTACAGTGTATAAATTTCCACCTTCATAGGTGAACACTGGACGGGCAGCACTCTGTGCTTGCCAGGCGTACTCGCGCCTCCACCATGCACTCTCTTTGACCACAGTTGTGGTTCCTTTGAGATGTATGGTTTCATGTCCACGCTTTAATTCTTTGGCGTGCATGAACATTCCCAAGTTTCCTCCCTTTAGAACGGGGTTCTGGAAACACGCGCTCATGGTTGGTAGTAACTTATTGAGCTTAATCTTGTTTTCTTCCGGTTGGAAAATCTCTTTGGAGATTATACTAATCGATTCAGAAGTAACAGGATTGAGCTCACGTTGTGGAAGTGTCAAACGATCAAAATTCTTGAGTAGATTTTTGATTAGCGAATAAGGCCCCAATGGTGGCCACGCTTGTTTGACTCCTTTTTGGAGTGAGGAGATGAATGATACATCTCTCCTCAGGATTCTCCTATCAACGTAGTTCTTCAACCATCCGGTATACAGCTTTATAGTCTGTCCGGGCGGGAAAAAACCTGGTGGGTCGGGTGGTGTCGGATCGTGAAACACATTTACGAGATATAAGTCATGCCAGTACTTCACAAAAGTCTGACATCGATCTTCGAGCTTCACATCTGATAGCTCCATCTCACATAATGTGTGGAAGGTATTCTGGAAACTTTTTGTAATTCGGTCTCTTCTCCGCAAGTCTGTTGTAAAATCAACACGACAAGCGAAGGGCCAAATCAAAGAGCTTAAGATTCTCTTCAACGATTCCTTGAACTGTGGTTCCAAGTGTGTGAAAGCAGGCTCATGAATTTGAGCATGTTCCACTACACGGGTGACCACGGACGATACGATCTTACCTGCATTCGGAATTTTTCCTTCGATTGCATTAAAATACATACCAGCATCAACAGTGATTGCCATCTGCCCTCTCTTAACGGAGCGGGACGGTGTTTTGAGTGTCTCGGAACGAGACACGACTCCACCTTTGGAGTCTCGGTTCTTCCCCATCAAGGAAGACCTATCAGCAAGCATTTTTGGATCATGCGGTGGTTGACATGAATTGTCAGCCGGCGGAGCGAAGTTGTTGGGAAACATAAT